GAGATGCAGTGCTTAAAGCAATCAAGATGGCATCAGACAAACTTAACGCTAGATCAACAGTGAGAGGCTAATCATGGCAAATATAGTCATAGATATTGCAGCCGAGTTCACAGGCGGTAATGCCTTCAAGAAGGCTGAGACTGCAACAGACAAACTCAGCAAAACTGCTGGCAAACTTGGTAAAGCATTTATTGGGCTTTACAGCACCCAAAAGGTATTGGCTTACGGCAAGGCTTCAATTCAAGCAGCAGCCCAAGATGAGAAGGCTCAGAAGCAACTAGCACTAGCTCTTAGAAACGTTGGGCTTGGTAGAGATGTTGCTTCTTCAGAGGCTTACATCCAAAAGTTACAAAGAGAGTTTGGCGTCCTCGATGATGAGCTGCGCCCTGCCTATCAGACCTTAGCGGTTGCCACACAGGACTCAGCCGAATCTCAAAGATTATTACAGATCGCTTTAGATATTAGTGCGTCCACAGGTCGCGATTTAGGTTCTGTAACAGGTGCGCTATCAAAGGCATTTTTAGGTAGCAATACAGCCCTGAGCAAGTTAGGCGTAGGCATCTCTAAGGCTGATCTCAAAGCTAAGTCCTTTAAGCAGATTACCGATCAGTTAGCCACCACATTTGCAGGGTCTGCAACCGAGTCAGCTAATTCTTTGCAAGGCTCAATGGACAAGTTATCTGTTGCCTCAAATAACGCTAAAGAGATTATTGGCGAAGGCTTAGTAGATGCATTGCAAGCACTAGGGGGCGAGAACTCTGTTGAGGATCTTGCTGTAAACATGGAAAGTTTTGCTCAAAAAACCGCAGATGCAATATCAGGCGTAGGTATCTTAATTGCAAAACTAAAACAAAACTCACCAATTCTTGAGAAGTTATTTGACTTTGCAGCCAATGCCCGAGGTGTGGCACAGGCGTTGGGCGAAGTAGCAAGAATACAAGAAGAAGCGTTGGCTGCTAGAACTAACTTTGGTGCTGCTTCAGGTGCTACAGGATTTGACAAAGGCTTTGGAACATCAGCCAAACTAATTAAAAACTCTAAAGTCCTTACAGCCGAGGAATCAAAGCAACTCAAAGCAAAGCAATTAAAGTACGCTATTGACAAGGCTACCCTTGCTCTTAACAAGGGTTCTAATGTCTTTGACATTGAGAAGATCCAACTGGCTGCAGCTGAAAAAAATCAGGCTGAGCAACTAGGTAAAGTAACAAGTCAAGCCCAACTGCTACAGATCACTAATGACCTTGCTCGCTTGGAAGTAAAGCAATCTATCCTTGCTCTAGATGAAGCCATTGCCTCAAAGGATGTCGCAGCCATTACCGCTGCTACGAATAAACTCAATACAGACCTAAAGGTTCTCGGTGTCCTTACTAATCAAGATCTTAAACTTAAAGATATTAAGTCAATCCTTGACTCATTACTTCCTAAGGATCTAATCAACCTAGCCAACCTTGATGCTGCTATTGCTAAGTTAAAGTTTATTGGTGGCGGTGGTACTACCACAGCAGCAATGTCTGGAACAGGCACAGGCGCAGGTACTCCTTCACTTCTTGAATCACTTGCAGCAGGTAGTTTTGTTCCTGTAGTAGGTGGCGGAGGTTATTCATCTACAGCAGGCAACTACGCTTCTAGCGGTTTCCCTGGCTCTGATCGAGGCTATAGCGGTAACACCATTATTGTGAACACTGGCATTGGTGATCCAAACGCTATCGCTGAGGCTATTGACCAAGTGCTTACAGATGCAGCCCAGCGTGGCACATTGCGTGGTCTGGCTCTAGCATGACATGGCTACCACAGTGGCGAGTAACAGTAGGTGATGATGTCTATACGACTGTTACCTCTGTCTCCTATGCAACAGGTCGCTTAGACATTGACCGCCAGCCCACTGCTGGTTATTGCCAAGTCCAGATTATCAACACAGATGGCTCACCCTTCACCATAAATGTTACAGAGTCAATCCTTCTAGAACTCAAGAACTCCAGCGGTACTTATGTCACAGTATTCGGTGGAGAAGTATCAGACTTCAACATTGGGGTCAGAAGCCCAGATGAAACAGGCTTTATTACTACTGGCACAGTCTTGGGCATTGGTGCATTGGCTAAACTCACTAAGGCTGTCTATAACACAGCTCTAGCAGAAGCCCTAGATGGCGCACAGATAGCAGAAATCTTGGGTGCAGCACTTAACCTTTCATGGGCAGAAGTAACCCCTACACTCACTTGGGATACTTATCCTGCAACAGTGACATGGGCTGAGGCTGAGAATTACATTGGCACTATTGACTCAGGTTTTTACACAATGATTAACCTTGCAGCTAGTGCCACTGCTAAATCACAAACCCTAGTAGATCAGATAGCAACTAGCGCACTAGGTCAAATCTATGAGGAAAAGGATGGCGATGTCTCTTATGACGATGCCGACCACCGCTCTAACTATTTGGCTGCTAATGGCTTTACTAACCTAGATGGCTCTTATGCAACTCCGAGCAGTATCCAGTCTCAGACTCAGATCGCTCGTATCCGCAACAGCCTGATCTATAAGTACGCTGCTGGCTATGCCTCTACCTACAGTACCTCTGATAGCGACTCTATAGCCTCTTACGGACTGTTTGAGAAGTCGGCTGAGTCAAACATCAAGAACCTTGCAGACATTACGGATATCGCCTCCAGAGAGTTAAACCTTAGAAAGAACCCTAGAGGCTCACTGGGTGCGATCCGCTTCCGTTTGGATAATCCAGACATGCCTAGCGCAATGCTTGACAACCTGATTGGTGTCTTCTTTGGTCAGCCAGTGCTTATCACTAACCTGCCTAGCAATCTTCTTGATGGAACCTTTGATGGCTTTGTCGAGAATGTGGCACTTACTGCCACCCCTACCTATGTGGACATGACCCTATATGTCTCAGCTACAGACTTCTCACTATCAACTACACAATGGGAAACAGTATTGCCTGCCTCACTCATTTGGACAGGCGTAAATGCTACACTTACATGGACAAATGCGACAGGAGCACTAACTTAAATGGCAACTACTACTACAAATTATGCGTTCGATGTACCGACATCGAGCGACTTAGTTAAGAATGGTGCTACTGCTATTGCAGAGCTTGGTCAAGACATTGACACTTTCCTGTTTCGTCCGATCACTCGCAACGGCATCATCAACGGCGGGTTCGACATCTGGCAGCGTGGCACTTCAATCGCCAACACAGCCAGTTACACTCAATATTGCACAGATCGTTTTCAGGTCAATCGTGGTGGTTTAGCAACTGGCGCAACAATCTCACGTCAATCATCTGGCTTAACTGGAATCCAATACGCAGCTAGAGTTCAACGCGATAGCGGTAACTCAAACACAGGCGCAATCTATTTCTTGACTGCATTAGAGACAGCAGATTCTTATCGTTTCGCAGGTCAAACTGTAACAATTTCATTCTATGCTCGTGCAGGATCTAACTATTCATCTGCATCATCTGCACTTGGCGTTCGCCTTGATTATGGCACAGGCACAGATCAGTCAATGGGTACAGGTTTTACTGGTCAAACAGCAGTCGTAACTCAGACAGCGACACTAACAACATCATGGCAACGCTTTACCTATACTGGCACTGTTTCTGCAACTGCTACTGAAATTGGTTTTTACAGTTTTTACACTCCAGTAGGCACAGCAAGCACAAATGATTACTATGAAATTACTGGCATTCAGTTAGAAGTAGGAAATAAGGCTACTCCGTTTATTCGCGCTGCTGGCAACATTCAAGGTGAATTGGCAATGTGCCAGCGTTATTATCAAGCACCAAGCCTTACACCATCCGCACTAATGATTTATGGCGGTTCATCATCTGGAGGCTTTGCAGCTAATGCTTACTCTCATTTTGTTTTCCCAGTGCAAATGCGCACAACTCCTACATTGACATTCTATGCTCATGATGCTACTGCTGGTCAAGTAACGCTTTATGTGGCTTCAGTAGCAGTTAAATCAACTTCAGTAGCAAGTATTGGCGCACAGCCTTGGGGTTGGACTGGAAACTTCAACGGCAGCACATGGAGCACAAATGCCGATTCAGGATTATTGGCTTACGGATACAAGGCAGAGGCGGAACTATAATGTCAGACTTTACTTATGAAGTAATTGAATCAACTAATCCAATTACAGGCGACATTATTACAAATGTCATGCGATCAGATGGTGCGTTAATTCCAACAGATTTAGCAAACTCTGATTATCAGGCATATTTAGAGCATGAAGCCACAACTAAGTAAGGCTGCGATACAACTTCGGGAACAGTTTGATGACTCATTCCCAGATCGTGACCGCACATCGGATGGCTGGATCGGTGATACCCGACACGCAGCTCGCCCTAGCGATCATAATCCCGATGCTAATGGCTGGGTTCGTGCCATCGATGTTGATCGTGATGTCAGTGGTAAGTCCAAGCCAGACCTTATGCCAGATATTGCAGATCAGATTCGTCTCTTATGCAAGTCTAAAAGAGAAAAGCGCATTACCTACATTATCTTTGATGGTCGTATCGCCTCATCAAAAAAGAATTGGGCATGGCGAGAATACACAGGGGCTAACAAACACAACCACCACTGTCACATCTCGTTTGCGAAAGAAGCTGACGATGATGGGGCTTTTTTTCAAGTACCTATGTTAGGAGCATCTAATGAATGAACTAAAGACAGCAGCAGGATCATGGGCGAGAGCCTTCCTTGTAGCAGCAATTTCCATGTATGCAGCAGGAATTACAGATCCAAAAGCACTTATTGCAGCTGGGCTTGCATCCATCATCCCACCAGTTTTGCGATACCTATCGCCTAACGATAGTTCACTCGGCACAAAGAAGTAATGAGTGCCCTTAACTGGGCAGGTTTTGCAGTAGCACTTGTCACGATTGGAACTGCCTTTATAGGTTCAATCCGCTGGTTAGTTAAGCATTACCTTGCTGAACTAAAACCCAATGGTGGATCGTCAATGAACGATAGATTGACAAGACTTGAAGCGCGTGTCGAAACTGTGATTCAACTCCTAGACAGGTAACAATTATCTCATGGCAAGAAAAGCAACTAAGGATTTAGTAGAGCAAGATTACTCAGCTCTCGATGCTTACTGCATTGGCATGTATGAGTTTGCTCAAAGTCTAAAGCGGGCTGGCTTTGATGAGGAAACTGTCCTCGGAATTATCGTAGAGCGGTCTGCTTATCCTGCATGGATCTTGCCTGATCCAATCGAGCCAGAGAAATTTGGCGATTATGAAGATGAGGACGATGATTAAGAAACGCTATCTGGTCATATCGGATCTACAGATCCCCTATCACCATGAGCAAGCCGTTAAGAATCTAATCAAGTTAGTAAAGCGTGAGAAGTTTGACCTCATCCTAAACACAGGTGATGAGCTAGATATGCAGTCACAAAGCAAGTGGGCACAGGGCACTAAATTAGAATGGGAAGGAACGCTTGATGCTGACAGAAGCCTTGCTCAGGATATTCTCTATGAACTCGGCACAACAGATGTCACTCGAAGTAATCACACAGACAGGCTCTACCACACGCTATTACGCGCTCCTAGCCTCATTGGACTCCCAGAGCTTGAATACTCCAAGTTTATGGACTTCGCAGGACTCGGTATCCGATTCCACAAAAAGCCATTTGAGTTCCACAAAGGCTGGGTCTTAGTTCATGGTGATGAAGGATCGATGAACACCAATGCTGGACTTACAGCTCTTGGCTTAGCGCGTAAGTTTGGCAAGTCTGTAGTCTGTGGACACACCCACAGAGCAGGCATCAGTGCCTTCACAGAGGGCATAGGAGCCTCATACAGGACTTTGT